AGAGTCCTCCTTTCGTGGGACAGGGGAGTAGTGACCCCTAACCGTTACCGCGTCCACGGTCGCCAGCCCGTTCAAGTCGGGCGTAGCGGTTTTAGCCAAGGATGGCACAGCGGGGCAAGGAGGCCCCATTTTGAGGCGAAATTGTGGCAACCATGTGGGAAATTCGAGGCTGTAAAACAGTGAGGGCGGTTCAGCTTCATCGCCTGTGTGCCTACATGGGTCTGTTACCCGACCGGAATCGCAAACCGGATGCTGGGGGCGTGAAAATCGAGGCAATGTCTGGCCGACATCCTCGGGGGACACAAGCTACAAACACGTAGCCAGCAGACAGACGATGTTACGATATGGGGGAATGGTAAGTGTCCCCGATAGGCCGCGATATATACCTATGGAGCCTTTGCCCGATTGCCCCGACTGCGGGGTCGAACCTGTGATCAGAGAAAACTACATGGCCGTTTCTGGCCACCTGTTCAGCGGAGTGGAGTGCCCTGAGTGCAAGCTCGTGGCCATGCACTTCAGCACGCAGGGCGGCATCGACCTATGGTTTGACATGTGCGAGGAGTGGCCGGATGAGTGATATAGTGCTGGTCGGGATGATCGTGGTGATAGTGGGCGGCATCGACTTTTTGTGGGGGGAGTTGGCAGGATGAGTGACCGTATTTTGCTCGCCAGCTTGGTCCTGTTCCACGGCTACATTGTCGGGGCCAACGTGCTGGCCTTCTTTGTGGTCCCGTTCCTTGAGCCTTGGTACGTGGCCGTCCCTATCATGTCCCTGATTCTTCTGCTGGTCTTCTCAAAGGTGCTGGACTGCCCCCTGACGAATCTGGAGAACCGGCTGCGGAAGAAGCTGGGGATGAAGAGGATCGGGGGGTTTGTGGGCCACTACTTTCTAAAGCCGATAAGGAAACGTCATGGGTCGTGATTACAAGAAAGAGCGGAAGTATGATGGCAAGGCTTCAGTGAAGAAGAAGCGGGCCGCTCGCAACAGGGCAAGACGCAAGCTGAAGAATTCCGGCGTGAACGTCGAAGGGAAAGACGTACACCACAAGGACGGGAATGCGAACAACAACAGCCTGTCCAACCTCACTACAAAGTCTCCTTCCAAGAACAGGTCGGTCCCAAGGACAAAGACGGCGAGGAAGAAGAGGCCAAAAGCTGTCACTCACAAAAGGAGGAAGTGATGAACATCGAAGAGCAAGCGGTAGCACTCTACAGGGCATACCCTCGGAAGGTGGCGAAAGGGGCTGCGATCAAGGCGATCAAACGTGCCTTGCGTAAAGAGGACTTTGAGGTCCTAATGGAGGCGGTGACTGCCTACGCCGAGGCTAGGGAGGGGCAGGACCGGCAGTACACGCCTTATCCAGCGACTTGGTTCAACCAAGAGAGGTGGGAGGATGACCGCGAAGAGTGGACGCCCTTCAAGCCCAGCGTGTCCGCAGAGGAGGCGTGGACCGAGGTGCGTGCCGCTGTCAGGAAGTACGGGGTCATGGGGATGCCCGACGCGAGGGCAGCACTTCCCGAGAGCATCATGGAGTCACTGGAGAAGGTGGGGTGGAGGAATGTGTGCGACATGACGGAGTACAACAGCGGGAAGTTGTATCACCAGTTCCGATCCGTGTACGAGAGGCTGGCGTCTTGCGAAGCAAAAAGCTGAGAAAGAAGACGGCTGAGCAGATCGTGGAAGCGGCATGGGAGCGGTACTTCCGCAGCGTGCCGGGGACACCGGAGGCGATAGAATACCTGAGGAGGGCCGTGTCAATGCCCCTTGTCCCAGAGTATTTCAAGCATGCCCAGACGACCAGTGTACGAGAGCCAGAGTGATCGCGACAAAGAGAAGACGTTCGCGTCTAGGCTAGAGGAGCAGTGGGGCTGCGTCCTGAAGAAGACGAGGCCCTTCTACCACGTAGACTTCATGGCACTCAGTCATGGCGGATCTGGTGCGGAGCTTCGGTTCTTCGTTGAGGTGAAGCACAGGAAGATAAAGAAGGACACATTCCCCACGTACATGCTGGCACTCATGAAGTGGGTCAACATGAACACCATGCGAAGGTACAGCGGTCTGCCTGTGTATCTTGCCATCCGGTACTTGGATCAGGATGTCTACATCAAGGTGACTGACGAGACGTTCCCCGTGAGCTTCATGGGGAGGACGGACAGGGGCGACTCGGCTGACATGGAGCCGTGCGTGATGATCCCAATCGACAGGCTCATGCCAATCGAAAGGATGGGGGATGGATAGACTAAGGATATACAGGCCACCCGGCGTGCTGGCCATAGACCCCGGCAATAAGCAGTCGGCATTCGTGATGCTTGGGGAGGGCGAGATCCCGTGCGACATAGGTCTCGTGGGCAACGACATGGTTCTGAGCCAACTGGACTACCTCTTCCTGTGCCACCCCAACACCCCTCTGGTCATCGAGATGATCGCTTGCTACGGGATGCCTGTTGGGTCAGAGGTATTCGACACGTGTGTGTGGATCGGTAGATTCAAGGAGAGGTGGCTGTTGCTGGGCGGTGAGGTGGAGTTCGTCTACAGAAAAGACGTGAAGATGAATCTGTGCCACAATATGAGGGCCAAGGACGCAAACATACGTCAGGCACTGATAGACAGGTACGGCGGTAAGGATGCGGCGGTCGGGGTCAAGAAAAGCCCCGGCCCGCTGTATGGAATCAAGAAGGACATATGGTCGGCACTCGCGGTCGGACTGACTTATTTGGATACCAGAGATGGAAGAACTGGAGAGGCGAGTGATACTTCTGGAAGAGAAGTTGAAGTCTGAGATTGGAGACGACGCCGACGACGGCCAAGTGTGGCGAGTTATCAACTCACAGGCTGACAGGATCTCCAAGCTGGACGACGCCATCTGGAAGGGGAACGGGGACAGCATCACGTCGCAGATAATAAAGCTGAGGACGGAGCTACGCACCATCGCGGTGTGCGTCAGTGTACTCGTCCCTGTCATCATGAAGGTTATCGACCTATGGCTAGAAAAGTCCTGACGGCACTCCTGCTCCTCTGCGCCACCGCCATAGCCGCCGAGAAGCCCTCGTACTACAACGCAGTAGTCAGGGTTGATGGGTGCAGCGGGGTCCTCATCAGGAAGGGCAAGGACATATCCGTTGGGGTTTCCGCCCAGCACTGCACCGGGGCTGTGGGCACTGTGGCAAGGTTCCTGAACCCCGACGGGACGGGGGGCTACGCACGCTGGATAGCCGAGGATGCCGACAGCGACCTTTCCCTGTTCAGGGTGTGGACAAAGGATACCAAGGGAGTGACCGTAAGCGTCCAGTCCAACTTGGAGAAGCCCGACGAGAAATACGATGGGTGGGGATATCCCAAGGGGAAGGGGCCTGAGTGGAAGAGGCTTGAGTGGGAGGGCACGTACAACATCGACGGCCTCAAGAACCCCCGCCACCAGTTCAGGGTTCGTGACGGCATCTTCAACAACGGCGACTCTGGGGGCGGGGTCTTCAGTAGGGGCAAGCTGTTCGGCATAACATCCCACGGGTCCAAGGGGCACAAATACCTGTTCTCATGTACCAAGGAACAACTGAATTCCTTCCTCAGGAAGGAGGCTGACAAGCTGGACACAAAGCTGGTACAGTGGGATGGCAACAAGGCACCTCCGCTGGGTTCCGACAGGGACAGGACGGTGGCACTGGCTGCGGTAATAAAGAAGCTGGCCGAGATGGAGGCGGAAAACAAGAAGCTGCGGGAGGAGGTTCGCAGGATTGTGAACACTCCAGTGAGGGTTCAGGTGCTGGACCCTCGTTCTGGTAAAGTGCTGGCAGAAGAGGCGTACCCGTTTGGCACGCCCATCAAGCTGGTCTTACCGGAGTTGAGAAAATGAATTGCCCCTGCACAGGTGCGTGTAACCCCAACTGCAAATGTTCATGTCACAGGAGAGATAAGGATGCCACAGGAATCAGTTGAACTCGCTGCCAACGATTACGCCATGCTGAAGATGCACGCCATGAACGGCGCGCAGCACGCGGCCAACGGGATCACGGCCCTGCTCGAAGTCATCCGCTACGAGCATCAGGAGTCGAAGGCCATGGTCTCACAGGCTGAGGCACTGGGTCACCGGATCGTTGAGGAAAGCGGTTCGGGCAAGTCACGCAGCACGGCCCCGTCGGGTACGTAGCGTGTCCCCCCGCGACAAGGCTGGCCAGATGGCCGACATTCAGTCGGTACGCCTAAGTCGCATAAGGGTGGCCTCCCTTCGGGGGGGCCTCCCTTCTCTCATAAATGAGATGGCCGAAAGGGCTAGGAATGAACTCCAAGAGCTTGAAGGAGAAGATTCTGGGGAGGTGGGCGGGCCTGAGGACGGCTGAGGAAGCCGTGATGGTGGACGACCTCAGCGAGCTTCTCAGGATCAACAGGGAGACCGTGCGGGCACACAACAAGACTCATCTCGACAACTACGAGGATGAGGGGATGGGCAACATACATGTGGGGGATGTCGTGACAAACGAGGCGGGCAACGAGAGAGGTGGAATGGGTAAGGGGCTGATTGCCACGCTCCTCCTCGGCGCATTGGCTGGAGGCAGCGGATTGGGGTTCTTCGCCCCACTCCTGCTTGGGGGTGGCGGTGCGTCTGCACCCGACCCTGACAGGGACACGAGGTATATCCTTGGGCTGGGAAAACCCGACAAGCAGGAGGCCGGAGATGAAATACAAAAACGCGAGGAAGAAGATACGGGACGGTGACGTTCTGGCGTTCAGGGGAACGAGGTGGTGGTCGTGGCTCATCAGGTACTTCACCCAGTCCCGCACCTCGCACGTTGGCTTTGCCCTGTGGATGCACGGGCGTCTCTGCGTCATGGAGGCACTGGAGGGGCGGGGGATCAGGGTCTTCCCAGTGTCCAAGTGCCTAGAGGACGGCGAGTGGATCGACTGGTACGAACTCCACAAGCCTGAGGACAACAAGATCGACAGGGATGTCCTCGTGGCCACAGCCCTGTCGCACTGGGGGAAGCAGTACGCGCCGTGGTGGCAGTTCCTGAGGACGTGGTGCAGGTGGCTGCGGCGTTACATGGACATGAGGGGGAAGCCAATGGATGTGGACCCAGAGCGGTTCTTCTGCTCAGAGTTTGTCCTCACCTGCCTCCGTATGTCTGGATATCTGGGCGAGGGGTTCGCCTCCAACCTCAGCCCAGCGGCGGCGTCGCCGGGGGACATTATTGAGCTTCCTTGTCTTCACCGCATGGGTAAACTGGAGTTGTGAGAGGACTACTACCCAGAGTGGCTGCTCAGGTCTGAGTGGCTTGACTATCAGGAGGTCGACACGGATGGAGTTTAGGGACCAGTACGTCAGGGAGGCCAAAGTCCTCCGCGTCGTGGATGGGGACACCATTGACTTGATGGTCGATTGCGGATTTGGCATCCACCACAAAATTCGCACAAGACTCAAGGGCGTGAACTGCCCAGAGCTAAGGGGCGAGGAAAGGGAGGCTGGCGTTGCTGCCAGAGAGTTTGTATTCTCCCTGTCCCTGAATGCGTTGGATCGGGTCCTCGTGAAGACCACCAAGTACCGCAAGGGGAAGTACGGAAGATATCTGGCCGAGGTCTGGAACAGGTTTGAGTCGGATGGCGAGAGCCTGAAAAGCTGGGCCGAACTAATCGTGGAGAATGGACATGGCGAGGAAACGGAATAAGTCCACTCAGGGGTTGAGGGACTTCATGAGGGATGTCGCACCAGTGTGGAACAAGCAATGCACCAGATGCGGGGTGGTGTACATCAAGTTCCACCGCCTGTGCCCCGACTGTGACTACGGGGATTGGCTGCTTGAGGGTGAGGTGGACGACACGGAGACCCCGCCAAGGAAGTCTGGGCAGAAGCCGCACTACCGGCCCAGAGAGGAGACGATCCGCAACGAGTGCCTGAAGATACAGGAGCAGTGGAAGAAGAACGGGGACGTGCGGGCCACGCTGGGACCCGTCAGGTGGAAGCCGCCGGGGTCCAACCTGAAGCAGCGAGATGATGATCACGACCGATTTTGACGTGACCCATACCTCACGGAAGGCCATCCAAAGCCCTTAGAGGGCAAATACGGAGGCCAAATCGTGACCGTAACCACAAAAAAAAGCCCCTGCAAGGGGAATTCCTTGCAGGGGCCTTTGTGTGTCACCCTCGTCTTTGAAGATACTCTTCGTATCGAGTGCGGAATGGTTCGTAGCCTTCCGGCAACATATCCTTCCTCACTCGGAATCCCGTCATGTCTTTCCTTGCTTTGCCCTTGGCAAGCAGTCCGACAATGCGGGGCCGTTCGTCTAGGAACCGAAGGTCGTGTTCGTCACCGTCGATGACTTCAAACGTGCCGTACGTCTTCGGTAACTCCTCGAACACGACCGCGACGTTGCCGCCGAGATCGAGTACGTCCACGCACTCCATCCAGTTGTCCTCGCTACGCGAGAAGGTTAGGTAGTAGTTCTCAGGAAGCTCTCCGCTCAAAAAGCGGATCATCCTGCTGAGGTGCTTGGTGTAGTCAAGAAACTGGGTGTCTTTACACTGCTCGAATATGTCAGGAGTTTCCTCCTCCCAAGCAATGTCAGATGTCCCGTTCAGCCGAACAACAGGGGTCATCCCCACGTTTTCAGAATCGTACTGGTGCATGGAACACTCTCCTTGCAGCGCGGCTCTGAAGGTGAAGTTGTCCTTGAAGAACCACTCCGTCTTGTAGTCGTGAGCCGCTCGCACGTTCTTGTGGAGGAAATGCCCGCTGTTCCTGAAGCAGGAACTGGCACACCCTTCGCTCTCTTTCCCACAGGTGTTCCCGAAGCCGGACGAGTCGGCGGGCGAGAGGTGCATGATTTTCATGCTGTATCCCGTCTGCCTCCTGTTCGTCTTCAGGACCTTCGTGTTGCCTTTAGACAACAGATCCATAGTTCTCTCCTTTCGTTGAGGTAGTGACAGAGTGAGCCGGTGCGGGTGTCCCCAACACCGGCCCCAAGGTTAGATGGTTTCAGTTACGTTCGTGAATTCTTCGATCTCGGAGATGATGCTCCCGACAACGGGGACGGTGATACAGGGACGCCGCAGCGTCTCCCTGTCGTCCGTCTCCCCGATCATGCAGGAAAGCTCCACCGCCTCGACAGTCTCGACAGACCACACGCCCTTGTTTGTGAAGGTCGTGAAGAAGGCCGGTCCAGCCCAAGGGCTGTAGTGGACAGAGTACGTCCCCGGCTCCGAGTCTGAGAGACCCATCGCTCCGGTTTGTCTCCAGATCCCTGAGGCTCCGAGAGATGGATGGGTTTGTCTCCAGATCCCTGAGGCTCCGAGAGATGGATGTTCATCCACCTTCGCACGAGCAGACATGAGGTCCATCGGACCAAAGATGTCGATCTTGCAGTAGGTGGACATGTCGGCAATGTTGTAGTCGCTCTTGGTTGAGAGCGGGAAGTGCCAGTTTCCACCGACCGCGATCACATCTCCAAGCACACGGGCGTGGACGTTCTTGCGTCCCTCGTCCTGTGCCCTCTCTCTGCCAGCCTCGCTGATCTGGAATGAAGATTGACCCATCCAGACATGCTGGGCGTGGGCAATCACCCTACCGTAGTGGTAGTCGGGGAGTTCCTGCGTAGTCAGGTCCTCGTTCCGAATCGAAAACAACCGCTTGTGGTTGTTCCAATAGACTCCACATCGTAATCCCATAACATCTTCCTTTCGTGTGCCTGACAGGCTCAGGCTGGCCTTGGCCCGTAGTGGGCCAGAGTGGCGGACAGGGGTGTCGAACCCCCGTTCGTGAGACCTCCCCACTGGTTAGGAGTCGAGCGCATGACACTCGGCGGGGTACTCACGCCGCCAGCCTTCTCAGTTCATGGACACGGGAATGTTGTCGAGCGTTCTCGTCGACTTGGGGTCGTTCATAGCACGCTCGCAAGACTCCGCATCAAGTAAGTCACCTACTCGGGTGAGGAATTCACCAACCGTGACCGCCTCGCCTGAGATTTCTTCGCGTTTCAGGATCTGGACAAACATCTCGGCTAACGCCTCGTAGTCGTCCTCAGCAAAGCACTTACCGCCGGTAAGCGACTCCGCTCTCCCCATGAAACCCTTCAGGCACGATGGCTGGTAAGCAACCGTCCTGATCAAACCTCCAAACAGGGACACCGCCATGGTGTGGTTTATCTTCCTGTCGTCCTTGTAGTGGTCCTTGTAGTCCATAAGTCTCTCCTTTCGTAAGAGTGAGAAGTGAAGTGGACGCCGCAGCCTTTCGGCGTACGACGCCCTTCGGCCTATTTGAGGCCGTCCCCGAAATGGGAAGTGTTGTTGTCAATGCACAAGGCCACTCGTGGCCGGTCGGCAGACTCCGCGAACACCTCCTCCGCTTCATCCTCAGCCGCCGGAACCTCGACCACTGGTTCAGTGGCGAGTTCCTCAACAGCAGGATTGTAGAAGCGGAACCGCAGCTTGCCCATTCGCGTTAGCGACTGGACTTGCAGCTTCAGTCCGCTCCTCTTTGCGTAGGAGTACAGGATGCCACGGAAGGAGACGGGCTTGCAATCGAAGTCCACTCCTGCCGTTACCTCCCAGATGTTCCCGTCAGCCCACCTGTCCCACGGGTACTTTGCGTTCCCGTGTCCGTTGGTTGACCCATCAAAGAAAGACAACACTTTTTTCGCCATTTGTGTATCTCCTTTCATAGAGAGTGAAGTGAAAAGGCGAAGTGAGCAAGGGGGGCCTGTCGGCTCCCCCTCGCCCCGACTCACATGGAGTCCTCGTCGGCATCGTCCTCGTCGACATCACCGTCGATGTCCACGAAGCGAAATCTAATGACACCCTCGTCTGGTATGGTCATGCTTGTGACCTTCATGGCCAACGTCTTGGCAATGGAGTACAGGCCGTTGCGGAAGCTGTTGAGCGTACACTCGAAGTCTTCGCCCTTCGCAACTTCCCACGTCCTGCCATCCGTCCACTCTGCCCAAGGGTATTGGTGAGTTCGTCCACGGTTGGCAACCAGTAGGCTGTCACTGACTGTCTTTGCCATCTCGGTTCTCCTTTCTAAGGCGAAGCAGTTCCGCTACGTCTGATTCGTAGATCGCAACTGCCTCTAGATCAGTGAGTCCGAGGGAGCGGTATCTGTCCTTGTACCCCTCCCAGTTCCAACCACGATAGAGCATGAACTCCTCGTGGTCATGTAGAGCTTTGACTCCTTCAAAGCTGTCCACATCACCTCCTTTCAATCGTGACCGTAAGCTGATGTGAATGGAGCATTGGTCGACTTACGCCTTTCGGCTGCGAGTGCCAGCATCGCCACGTGGCGGCTGCTCCGTGATGCCTCCCCCTTGCGGGGGCGTGAAGTGGTTACGCAGCCATGGCGATCTTCCGCCATTCGCTGGGAGTCGAGTCGATCAGCCGACCACCGAACTGTTCAAGCTCAGTGGCTCTGTCGTAAGACTTCCGATTCTCAGCAGCACGGGTGATGGCGTTGGCCATACCCCACTGGCTGAGGTCGCTGCCAGCAATCAGGTTGGCCATCACGTCGTCGGTTTCGTCCTCGGACAATCCGAAGCGACGTTGCACAACCTCAATCGCCTTCTGGGGTTTCCCCTCAATGCGGCGGTCGGTAGTCTCACGAAGCTGGTCGAGCCTCTCCTCCCAGCTACTCTGGTCGAAGATAGCGTCGACTGCGTCCCTGATCTTTGCCCAGAAGGCTGCATCGTCGAGCTTCCGGGTCGAGTCCTTGTAGAACTCCTGAGCAGCATCGACCGCGCCGACGCCCGTACTACGTCCAAGGTGGGTCTTGCGAACCGCTGTCGCCTGAACCATCCCGTTCGTGCAGACGAGCCGATAAAGGAACTCGTCAATCCTCAGGGATCCCTGTCCGACCTCGGAGTTGGACACAACAATCCCGCCCTGAACCGTGTCACCAACGGCGACATCGCCAACCAACCTCGGGCTTGTAGCCTTGAGGTAGAGGCGAGACTCCGTAAGCTCACACGACTTCATTTCGAGATCGCTGTCCTCGAACGCTGGCATTATCGAGCCAAGCAGTTCGTAGTTGTCCAGAGGACGGTAGCGATCAGAGAGGAACGCACGAACCGTGTCGGTTCTGGCGTCGGTTCGGACAAGACGATTCTTCCCGTCACCATCATTCCACCAGTGGTTGATGTTGTCAGCGAGAAGACTCGGGCACTCGGCCCGCATCCTGTCGTAGTACGCCTTTGGAATCTTCGCAGCGGCAGCGATCTGCCCGTGGGCGAGATCAGTTGCCCTGTGGTACTGCATGTCCTCCGAGATGTCGAAGTACACGTCGGCAGTACCGACTGCGGCGGCTTCCATTGCTCTGGTGTTGACCGTGAAATCTTTGCCGTTGTCTCGCAACGACTGGACCTCTTGGGCAATCTCAGAAATATTACGTCCCAACTTCATAAGTCTCTCCTTTCGAGAGTGGTGGGGGAGATAACCTGCCCCCCCGACAGGTGTCAGCGATTGCTGACGTGTACCTAGTGAAAGGTGATCGACACCCGACCTTGCAGATAACCCACGGCGATGAATTCTCCCGTATCGGGATCACCGCTGCTAGCAGGGTCTCTACTGAGGGGATGAATCAAACAGCGGTGCTCGAGGGACTAGCAGGGACCTGTACGCAGAAGACTGCGGTAGCTGAACTAGTGAGTAAGATCGTGTATCATCCGCGGTCACCTAGGCTCGCACGGCGAGGGAAACGTCTACTGCACTACCAGCCCTATCCGAGTACTACTGGAGGGAGGTATGTCTCGTGTCGAAGACTTGTTGTTCATCTCCTCGGTCGGGTGGCGATCACCGCTCACCCAAAGGTGAGAGGAGAGTGCAGGGGGGTGGAGGTAGGCATCGCAGAAAACCTGCCACCCCCCGTACCCCTGTGGCGTGTGAGGGCCGGTCGGGGCTGCACTCGTCTCTCGTCTCTACCCTATGTATCGACACATCGGGCAAAGAACTTTACGTGTTTCTCCTCAGTTTCTCAGTTTTAGACCGGAACAAAGCTGTAGTAAAAGCGTGGGGTGTGCTGGAACTCCAAGGAACCAATCACTCCGTCGGACTTGCGTTTGACCACCACCAGCGGGGCAGCGAACTGCCTTACCGTGTAGTCGTCTTGCAACTCCTCCGTGTTCCACACCTGTCCAAACTTCTGCTCAAGGGCAGTCCGTTCAGGGTCGTAGGCTGAGTCGTTCATCTGAGTCTCCTTGTGAAGGGAAGTGAAACTGGAGCATTGGTTGGTTATCCAGCACTGCCTCGTGGCGGCTGCTCCGTAGTGCCTACGCAGCGTGACCGTAAGCCACGCTGCGCCTTGTTGCTACTTACCGTCAATTCGATTGATTTCGAGGGGCTTGCTGCTGGACTTATCCCAGATCAGCGCGCCGTCGATGTCCGAGACCCTCGTGTCACCGGACACCACCCACCAGATTTGAGCCTCCTTGACTTTCAAGGCTCGCCCCCTGATCTTCTTGAGTTCGGCCTTGGCCTCCTCAACCGTGTCGCCAATACCGAAGTAGTGAGCGACCATGATCAGGATCTTGGTCAGGTTGTGTCTCATGGGGACGCGGTCTTCCGCATCCACAAACTCGGGTTCAGGTTCATCACCCACGAAGGGCTTCGATCTCTTGACTGTGGTCATAGCAATATCTCCTTTTGGGGAAGTGATTGAGACTTAGTGGGCTTACGTCTTTCGACTGCCAGTGCCAGCATCGCCAACTAGGAGGCGTCTCTTGATGCCACGGCGGCGTGACCGTAAGCCACGCCGCCTGTAATTCAACTGACCGGCGGGTTGACCCCGCTCATGTGGATTACCACATCCCGTACCATTGTGAGGGCCGAAGCCCCGCCTGATGCCGGTGAGTAAGAGAAATCATCCAACGCATCATTGACCTTGTCGTGACGGGAGAAGTCCGCGTAGTGACGAACCCTTTTCAGGTTGTCACCAGCGTAGTCTCCAGTCCAGTGGGGGTCGCTCATGTCTCCCTTCATGGGAGGGTCATAGGCGTACACCCTGTACGGATGGATTGTGTTCGCCGTGTTGTTGGTTTTCTCGATCAGGCCAATCGACCACGTATGGTCGCCTTCCCGATAGATAATCAACCAACGGCGACCTCTCCCATTCGGGAAGTAGCCCACTCGCTTGACTTCGGTCGTCTGCATCATCTGATCAAGTTCACTCATTGCGCTCATTTGAATATCTCCTTCTTAGGGAAGTGAATGACTCGTCAGCTTAGGCCGTCATCGTTGTCACTCAGGCCGTACAGCAGCACCACATGAAGGTGAGTCTTTGCTGCCATTGAGGGGAGGGCGGGGACAGGGGGTGGCAGTGAGCAACAGAGCTTTGCCACCCCCCATCCTGCTACGCCTCCCCAACAGAGCTACGCACTAATGTCAGTGCGGATCTGCTCCAGATGCTTGCAACAGGTAGCACCCTTGCGGAAGGTACGAAACCGCTGGCTCATGCACGAGCAGTCAAGCTGCCCGTTGGGCTTGCGGGTAATGTCGTAGTGCTTCTTTCCGCTCGATGAGCGGACGGTCGCAAGGATCTCTCGTTTCTTTGCACCCATAGTTCTGTCTCCTTAGGGGGAAGTGAAGTGACCCGTCAGCTTAGGCCGTCTTAGCTGTCGCTCAGGCCGTACAGCAGCACCGCATGAAGGTGGGTCGTTGCTGCCTGAAGCGCGACCGTAGTCGCGCCTCTGTTGAGTTAGTTATCGAGGGAAACCGACCGCGCGATCAACAAGGTACGAGTCAATCTTGCATACTGCGACCTCGCATGATCGGGACAACTCACTGAGTTGGTCGTTTGTCATGTTCTCGGGGTCGCGAACTCCGCTGAAGCCCTTGAGGGCTAGCTTGCAGACTTCTCGCAAGTTCTCGCGGACCTGTTCCGCAGTCACTGGATTTCGCATAACTCTGTCTCCTCTTGTGGGGAAGTGAAATGATTCGTCAGCTTAGGCCGTCGTAGCTGTCGCTCGGGCCGTACAGCAGCACCATCGTGAAGGTGAATCGTTGCTGCCTCTCACCGCTACCCCATGTATCGGCACATGGGGTAGCGGACTTGAGATTATTCGCAGAGTTCGAGGTAGCTTGTTCCGTCCTCAACGACCACGTCGATGCCCTTGGCCTTGAGTGTCTTACAGGCGAGCTTGCAAGCCCTCGCGAATGCGTAGTCGCATTCCTCGATGTACTCGCCTTCGCAACCATGCCCAGCCTCATAATCCTTCCGATGCTTTTCACAGCGTTGGTGGAGTGTGATGCCGATGGAGGTTCCGAAGTTCTCGTCACAGAACTCAACGATCTCAAGGTCACCAGTGGTCCCGCCCTGATGCTCAAGCCTTGGCCCAAGCACCGGCTCCTTCAGTCCACCACACCAACCGGCGAAGCGGACAGGATCAGGAAGGGTAATCCATCTCGTGATTCTGTCAAACATATCTCTGGTCTCCTCTTGGGGAAGTGAGTGACTCGTCAGCTTAGCCCGTCTTAGGTGTCCCTCGGGGCGAACAGCAGCACCACCGTGAAGGTGAGTCGTCGCTGCCTGAGGCGCGACCGGAGTCGCGCCCCGTCCTAGTCTTCGTCAGGGAGTGAGGCAAGATGCAGCCGCTGCCGTTCGAGGTACTGGTAGAGCGGCACGCCGGGTAGGTTGTGTTCCACAGTCGGCACGAAAATCGCGAAGTCTGCGTATCTCTCCGTCGAACTGGACGGAAGTTTTCCCACCGCTTCGATTGCTGCATCGAGAAGTCTTGCATGTTCTTCTCTTGTCATCGCATCGTCTCCATTGAAGGAAGTGATTGAACCGCTCAGCTTAGCCCGTCGCAGGTGTCCCTCGGGGCGTACAACAGCCACCACATGAAGGCGGGTTCGTTGGCTGTCTTGTGTGGGGAAGGCGTGACCGTAGCCTAGCCTTCCCCACCCTTTCAATTCCTGTTCTCAAGTAGGTCGTTGTACAAACCGGCATCAGCGTAGATGCGTTCGATTTCAGCGAGTTGGTTGATCTGAGCCTTCGTCAACTGGCGGGTTTCCCAACCTGAGCCTTCGAGGTTGTGCAGTACACCCTCGAAGATGGCGCAGGTAATGCTGGCCGAGAAGGTCACTGGTTTGCCTCGGGGGTAGTAAACCCTGTTCACGTGGATCCCGTAGTCGGAATGCTCGATCTCCCAATCTCCCCACTCCGTGACTGCGTTTTGCAACGCAAGCTTGAAGCTCTGGAACATCTGCTGTTTCAGGAGGTTTGTCATGGCGTGTCCTTTCTTTAGGGGAAGTGAAATCGAACCGCTTAGCTTAGCCCGTCGTCGGTGTCCCTCAGGGCGAACAGCAGCTACCGCGTGAAGGCGGGTTCGTTGAAGCTGCCTAGGGGCTTTCGCCCCGTTTGTCACTGTGCCATCGCAGTCACGACGAGTGTCGGGTCTAGCGTGTTGCACGTGATGAGAATGTTTTTGTTGACCGTCTGCTGCTGCTTGGTCGTGGCGGCCTTGCGGCGGCTACGGCGTCTGCGTTTCCGACTCGGCTTCGGAGTGTCGGTCTTCGGCGTCGGCTTCGGAGTACTCGCCTTCGGCTTTGCGACCGTGGCTTTTTTCTTTCGCTTTTTCTTTTTGACCACAACGACCGGCTCGTGATGATGCGGTTGAACCGCAGACCTGAACCATTCGTCGGTTTCCTGCTCCGTTGCTGGGTTGGAAACACCAAACAGCACGCTCTTGATCTTTTGAAACATTGTCCATCGTCTCCGTTTGAAGGAAGTGAAAAGGTCAGTCGGCTTAGCCCGTCAAAGATGTCTCTCGGGGCGAACAGCAGCACCAACTAGAAGGTCTGACCCGTGCTGCCGGACCATCGGTTTGGTACAATGAAGTACCGCACCGATGGCCTCACTTCAAAAGGTGAGACGATGGGAAGCCCGTACCTGCGGCACATTGCCTGTGGCATTGCGGTCCCCATCGTCTCGTAGAGATGAGACACGACCAGCGGTTACTATCCCGTAGGCTCTACTGCCCAGCCATACGCATTGGCTTCTTGCCATGGCTCTGGTCGCTGTGACTGCCCGTCCGTTTGGATCACTGTCCATTGTGGTAGCGACATCCCCCAGCCGGGTGCTGGTATTTAGTTAGGGGGCTTTCCACAGGATCGTAGAGCAGCCAATGTGGTAGCGACATCCCATCGTGGGGGCTTTCCACCGCTTCGCGATCCGTCGCTACAAAGAGTATCGGCATCCCATGCCCAGCACTTGAGTAGTTAGTGAGAATAAATAGAAATATTCTAGGGGCATGGGGCGGGGGGTGTGGTGCTTATCTAAAGCAGCCTGAGCCACCACCCGCGCGCGCGTACCACACCGCATCACGCCACGCAATGCCCACACCCACGCATATACGGTCACAATCGTTACAATCGGCACAACCTGACCACTAAAATAACGTCCGATAACATCAGTTATGTAGAGGTCGCGTCGAATACGGTCACAATCGACACAATCGCTACAGATGGGACCCGTTGCCGGGGTTCGATCCCTTGGAAAACCGAACCGACCCCCCCTCCGACGCATGGCAGCGTTGGGACTTATCTAGCCCAAACGGACACGGAGATTTCAAATGTGGCGATGGTTTTTGATTACACTACTGGGGATGGCGGTCCTGATGGCCGCTGTCGTGCTTCAGCTAGTCGCTGTGGTCGTTTGTTCGGAGGGGGACCCAACCCTGATCCTGTGTTCTATCGTCATCGGCAACAGTGTTGCCACGACGTTACTGGTGTTTTGGTGTCACTACACGGAGCGTGTGTGGCGTGATCGTGTGTGGCGAGAAAAGCTGCTTAGTATGGAGAGAGACGATGCGAAGGGACCCTCGAAGGTACGTCGTTGAGTTGTTGGTGGCCTTGTCGGCCCTGTCCGTGTGCGGTGCTTACGCCGTAGCACACGAGCAGACGTTGCCGAAGGACGTACCTGCTTACATGCAGGCTATCAGTGTCACGATCAAGGCGGGGTTCTCAGAGGGCAGTGGCGTAGCCATCGACCGAAACGGCACGACGTTCGTATGGACGGCGGGTCACGTGGTGGACGGTTTGCGGAGCATGCGTAAGGTGACGGACCCGAAGACGGGGACCCCCCGCACGATTATCGAGTTCGAGGATGCGAAGATCGTCAAGACGCTTGTGGAGGACGGTCGCACGGTTGGCTACCTGCACTTGGATGCGGAGGTTATCCGCTACAGCGATGCGGACCACGGCCACGACCTTGCGATCCTGAAGGTCCGCAAGAAGGGGGCCATCAAGACGAGTGCCGTCTTCTATGACGAAGCGAAGCCCCCAAAGCTGGGGACCCAGTTGTTTCACGTGGGCAGTCTGCTGGGGGTCGTAGGCTCGAATAGCCTGACGACAGGCATCGTGAGTGCCCATGGGAGACTTATCGGGAAGACTGTTTACGACCAGACTACGGTCACGGCGTTCCCCGGCAGTTCGGGTGGCGGTGTTTACTTGACGGATGGTCGGTATGTCGGGATGCTTGTACGTGGAGCGGGTGAAGGCTTCAACCTGATCGTCCCTGTACGTCGTATGCGTCGTTGGGCGAAGAAGGCCAAGGTGGAGTGGGCGTTGGACCCGAGGGTCAAGCTTCCCACCGAGGAAGAACGCAAGAAGATCCCGATTGAAGACATTGGGGCCAATTTTGGCGGGAAGTAATGCCTGAGATCAGTTCAGCGGAGTTGGCTGCCCTCCTGAAGAAGGATGGCAGATGGGATGAATTCAAGGCTTTTCGTCAGGCCGCAGAGTCTCGTGGGAACTCGAAGAAGCAGTCCTACACGATGGCGGCCAAGCAGTTCGGTTATGACTTGGGGACCTCCTCGCCGCCCACCTCCAACCCCCCTCCGGCTGAGGGGGTCCCCGAGTTGCCGAGCCGTTACGCGAAGAAGGAGGAGTTCGGTGGGGAAGGCTCCTCCCTCAAGCAGGACTACCAGTGGGTGTATGACAACCTCGCCGTTGAGGACGTAACCCCCGCAGAGGCTCCCAGCAGCGGGGCGTGGGGCCTTTTGCAGTTTGCCCGCACGGACCCCAAGAGCTTCTACGTCGAGTGGATGCGAATGGTGTCCCGTCAGGAGAGTTCAGACGAGGTAATGGAGGGGTTTGTACAAGATGCCACGCGCTCCACAGATGAAATCGCCGCGATGGTCCGACTCCTCAGGGACGCTGCTGGTCTCGGAAGTCCCGAAGACTCTGGAGGAGAACCTGCTGTTCCGGCAGACGATCCTCCAAAGAAGCGGGAGCGACAGGGGTCTACAGCGTGACCTGTGGGATGCCTGTAGCAGGGACATCCTGTTTTGGATCAATGCCTTCGCGTGGACGTACGACCCCCGTGTGATCAAGGATGGTCGCAGCCCCAAGCTGCCGTTCATCACGTGGGAGTTCCAAGACAACGCATTCCTTTGTCTTGACGAGTCCATCGGCACGACGGACGTAATCGTCGAGAAGTCCCGCGACATGGGGGCATCGTGGATCTGCCTGACCACGTTCGCCTATCACTGGCTGTTCCGGCCCATGGAGAGCTTCTTGATGGTTAGCCGGAAGGAGGCGTTGGTGGATGGTGCGGGGGACTCGTTGTTCTCGCACATTGACTTCATCCTCAAGGGTCTTCCTGCGTGGATGCGTCCCCAGAGGAAGCGGAACAAGCTGAAGCTGATCAACGAGGAGAATGGCTCGAAGATCGAGGGCGAGTCGACGACGGATAACATCGGTCGTGGCGGTCGTCGGACGGCGATGCTCATCGACGAGTTCGCCGCATTCGATCAGGGAGGGTGGGACGTGTTGAGCGCGACGGCAGACAACACGAACACCCGCCTGTTCAACTCGACCCCCAACGGGACGGGCAATGCGTTCTTCGCCCAGTTGGAGGGAGGGACTCCAAGGATCAGGATGCACTGGTCTGCTCATCCCGAGAAGGGTGCTGGTCTCTACCGGCCTTCTCGTCTTGGCGGGGTGGAGATCATCGACAAGGACTACATCTACGACAAGGACTTCAAGTTCATAGGAGAGGTCCCCAGCGGAGAAGAGGGGTTTCGGTCACCTTGGTACGACCGCGAGTGCGTCCGTCGAAGTCACGCGGTTGAGATCGCGACGCAGCTTGACATCGACTACCAAGGGTCGGCCTACCCGTTCTTCGACCCCATGACGATGAGGGAACTCAAGTTGGAGTTTTGCAGGGAGCCGCAACATATAGGACAATTACGGGTACTCGATGGTTACGAGCCTGAATTTGTCGAGGACAAAAAGGGCGACCTTGTAATATGGTGCGAACTCGATGAAAACGGCAATCCTCCGAACGACCGCGATTATGTTGTTGGCTGCGATGTGTCTCAGGGTACTGGGGCGAGCGATTCTGCTCTGTCAGTGGGGGATCGTTTATCGGGGGAAAAGGTCGCAGAGCTTTGTTCTAATCAAATCAGCGCGAATCGTTTTGCGGAGCTTGCTGTTGCGTTATGCCGGATGTTCAGCGGCTCTGGCGGCAGAGGTGCTTACCTTATCTGGGAAGCCACTGGGCCGGGGCGAACCTTCGGACGCACCGTCGTAGACGACTGCCGGTACTCGAACATATACTACAAGACAGACGAGACTAGCTTGCGAAGGAAACAGTCGGATAGGCCGGGGTGGTTCAGCAACGCAGAGGCCAAAAAGGATTTACTAACGGGCTACAGGGACTCTCTTGTTGCAAAGACTTTTATAAATCCATCATCCAAGGCAGTAGGGCAGGCTTTGGAGTTCATCTACACAACGAACGGACGAATCGAACACGGCGGCGCGATGAACTCGCCCGACCCCTCAGATTCGGGAGACAACCACGGTGACATCGTCATTGCTGACGCACTGTGCTGCAAGGTTGTCAGGGAACGCCAACAGAAACATCAGAAGAGGCACACAGCACCGCCTCACGTGATGTCGTTCCAGTGGCGTCGCAACGCTAGGCTCAGGGAAGAATCAATGTTGCGGGATGGATGGGACTAATGAATCCAAAAGACTCGAAGGACATGAACCGGCTCCACACTGCCATGGAGTCGTCCCGTCGTAAGCTGGAGCCTTTCCGGCGAAGGCATCGAGAGTCTATCGAGCAATACGTGGGCGTCTATTATTCGGACGACGCCGCAAACAAGCCGGTCCACGTCAACCTGATGGAACTGGCCACCAACATCTACATGCAGAACCTCGCGTCACGACCCCCGCGAGTTTCTTGCTATTGCAGCAACCCGCGATTCCGGTCTCAGGCCAAGAAGCTTGAGGTCGTCATGAATCAGAAGCTGACCGACTACAAGCTGCACGAGGCTTTGCAGCGGGCGGTCAGGTCGGCGTTGTTCAGCATGGGCATCGTCAAGGTCGGCCTCCAGTCCGCAGGAGAGTTCTCCGTGGACGGTTTCGAGTTCAGCCGCACGGCCCCGTTCGTCGAGTCCGTCCTCTTGGACGACTGGGTGCATGATATGACTGCTAGGGTCCCCGAGGAGGTCTCCTTCGAGGGTCACCGATTCCGAATGCTCCGCAGCGAGGCTCTTGAGGACAAGTCGTTCAGGAAGAACGTCAGGGAGAAACTGCGAAGCTACGAGCCGTCGAACCACAACGAGTCCGGCGACGAGCGTCTTCACACCCTGTCGCAGGGATACTCTGCTGCTGACGAGGAGATGGACCCTCGCATCGAGTTGTGGGAGATTTACCTGCCCAAGGAGAAGAAGCTCCTTACGATCATCCCCAACGATGACGGCCCGCCGCTGCGGGTGATCGACTGGGAAGGCCCCGACGGCGGCCCGTTCCACAAGCTGTTCTTCAACGAGGTCGATGGGCAGTCGATGCCGCTGGCTCCGGCCATGCTCTGGCAGGGACTGCACAGGATCGTCAACGGCCTGTACCGGAAGCTGGACCGTCAGGCACAGAGAGTGAAGCACATCGGGGTGACCCGTGGCGAGGATAGCGAGGATGCTGAGCGTATCCGCATGGCCAGCGACGGGGAAGTGGTGGCGGTGGACAACCCCGACGCCATTCAGGCCAAGAGCTTTGGCGGCGTCGACCAGAGCAACTTCGCATTCATGCTCCAGTCCAAGGAAATGTTCTCTTGGCTCAACGGCAACTTGGACGCCCTCGGCGGCCTCGGCCCTCAGGCAGAGACTCTGGGTCAGGACCAGTTGCTGTACGCATCCGCCAACCAGCGGGTGTCGGGGATGCAGGACAGGGTCTACCTGTTCACCAAGCAGGTCCTCCACGACTTTGGTTTCTACCTCTGGGAAAACCCGACCGACACATACGAGGCCGAGGTGGACATTGGTGGCGGGTTCGCCCCCATTGAGTCGCCCCTCACGCCGAGTGACCGTAGTGGCGTCGACTACTACAACTACGAGATCAACGTCGAGCCGCACTCGATGCAGTACCGATCACCTGCCCAGCGGTTGCAGCAGTTGAACCAGCTTGTGACAGGCGTGTTCATGCCAGCCCTGCCGATGATGATGCAGCAGGGAGTCAGCGTGAACTTCGCGGAGTTGGCCAAGACCTACAGCAAGTACGCCGACCTTCCCGAGCTTCTTGATATCATTAAGACTGGTTCAGGCCCTGCCGGACTGGCGGCCGGTTCGGACGGCGGCGAGGGCGGCGAGGCCAACACACCAACACAGACGCACAGGGTCAACGAGAGGATCTCCAGACCGGGGGCCACTCCACAGGGCGCACAGCAGACACTGGTCAACACCCTGATGGGTGGAAACAACCAGCCCAGCGAAAACCAAGCGGCAACTAGACAACTAACAGGAATGGGATAATGGCTTACCCCCACAGATCAATGATTCCGTCAGACAGGGCTGTGCAGTCGTTTGGCGATAGCTGGGCGAATATGGGCTGGGGGCGAAACCGCCCTGACCCCTACGCCCCGCCCGGCGCGCCGCCGCCGCCCCCCGCCCCCGGTCAGGGGTTGGATTTTATGGGTCCACTGAATCCGACGCTCCCGCCCCCACCCCGCCTACACGCCATGCGGCACATCGAGCTTCCCGAACACATGAGAATGAACCCCCCGCCGCGACGAGGCTCGCCAAGATACAGGGGAGAGACACCGGAGTGGAAAAAGGATTTGGACAAGAGAGACAAGGAGTGGGCAAAGAAAGAGAAGAAGTTGAGGAAGGCTCAGCGTGCCGCCCAGAAGGAGCTAAGAGAGGCGCAAAAGGAAATGCGGACCCTCATGGAGGACCTTGAGAGCGACCTGCAAGGAGAGCCTCGCAGGTTCCGTGGCCCTGCTGGGGAGCAGATGTATGCCCCGCCCCCGCCGCCGCCGATGCCTCGTCTTCTCCCAGAGGGGCACTACCCGCCGCCGCCACCCCCGATGCCGAGGAACCTGCCCGAGGAGCGTCTCGTTCCGCCCGGCTACCAGTTCAGGGTTGGGCATGGTGGGGCACTCCCCGAGGGCGTCCATCAGCCTCCCGCTCCTCCAGCCTCGCAGCTTCACCCCCCCCGTCTTAATACGCACCGGGCCGGTGATCCGCAGTGGCGATACTCCCCGCATACAATACGTAGGGGTGGCCGGATCAATCCATGGGAGGGTCGGCGTCCCGTCCTGCCCTACCCCCAGTCATACTACGGACAGTAGGATATAGAAATGGCAGAACAATTTTTTAGACACCGTCCCCAAGGGGATCACCTCCCATGGCGGCCGTCTCCGGCCCATCAGGCCGAACTCGACAGGCACTGGGCTGAGATGCGTCGCGTGGAGGCCTTATCTCGCGCCCCCGCCCGACAGCCTGCGGCATCTGGAAGATGGATGCGGGGAGCCGAGAAGAAGGCAAAACGCGCTGTGCTGCAAAACAAGATCCGCAATGCAGAGCGGAAGCTCAATCATGTCACGGACGAGTTGAGGCATGGCATGTTGCAATTCGGCGGGGGGATCGATGAGGCACAGCGAATGGCAACTGATTTCGCAGGCTCTCTGGTCCCTCCCCGCAGCTATACGCCGCCACAGCAAGGGCCAATCTTCGAGCCGGAAGCAAGGGGGGCTGCCAATCGACCAGTCGCTGACCCCTATTCCCCCAGCCCCAACAACCCACAGTATTCCCCCAGACAAAGTCGACCGTCTCGCCCGGTTCCGAATGCGTTGACCTCGCCTCGGGAATTCTGGAGGTCGCGGGGAAGGGCCATGCCACTCCCTCAGTCGCACACCAGCCCGAGGACACCGTACGACCCTCAACCCGCCCCTTACATCCCACCCGGCGGCGGGTACAGCATCCCCGTGCCTTGGCAGAGGTGATCCGTGGGAGTAGTGTACAGAGTCAACGGAAAAGAGGTCCCCCGCAAGGAGTTCGTCAAGGACTCCAAGGGGGCAGGGAACATCAAGCGTTCGTGGGAGTCTGGGAAGGTCATCAAGTCTGAGGGGGCTGCTGTCCATCCCGTTGACAGGGAGGCGGCAATGGAGCATGCGAAGAAGCATGGCGTCCCCACGCACTTCGACGGGATGGGGAGACCGCACTTCACCAGCCTGAGACACCAGACTGATTTCTTGCGGAAGATAAAGATGCACAATAAAGATGGCATCCACTGACAGGAGAGTAGAGATGGCTGAAGAAAAGGCTGAACAGGTAGAGCAGGAAGAACCTCAGATCGAGACGGACGACTTCGTTACAGACGAGGAGGTTCAGAATCACATCGACGAGGGCGATGAGTACATGGACGAGGAGCCTTCGTTCGATCCTATGGGAGACGACGAGGAGGCTGGGGAAGAGGCCGAGGCGGAAGAAGAGGTAGAAGAAGTTGACTCCGTCCAACACGACGGAGGGGAAGGTGGAGGGCCAACTCAACCTGTTCCTCCTCAGGCCACCCAGCCTCCTTTCAACGAGAGCCACTTTGAGTGGGGTCGATACCTGAACCTGAGCAGGGACGAGGTGGCGAACTTCGCGGGTGGACCCATGGCGTTTGAGAGGATGGTCAGCAGTGTGAGCAGTGCCGTGGACGACGGTTACTCTTACAGTGAACCAGAGGGTTTCACCTTGGAGGAGATTGAGCAGGACGAGACCCTCTCCAAGATGAACGACCATTACTCAAGTGAGATAGAACAACTCAAAGGTCAGGTTGCCCAGCTTTCTGGCATGAACAACGCCATGCTTGAGAAGGAAAACAAAAGAATCGCAAAGGCAAGTGCTGACCAGTTTGACGGAATCTGTAACAATATGGACGAAGGTTTGTTTGGCCGTGGAACCATCAACGAGGTGGGACCGGAAGCGGGCAGCAACCGGAAGGCTCTGGCGAATGTGGTTTCTCGCCTTGGCCACGGATACGCGGCAAGGGGTGAGACCGTTCCCCCGATGCAGCAACTTGTGAAGGAAGCCTATGGGGCGGCCTTCGGAGGAACTATCGAAAACCAAACTCTTAGAAAGGCGTCGGAGAAATCCAAAAAGATGAGTTCGCAGACGACGGCCAAGCCGACGCACACGGACTCACAACCTGCTAACGCTGAGCAGGCTGCCATAAAGGCCGCCTACCAGTGGCAGAAGGAAAAAGGCTGGATCTGACGTATAAAAAATGGCTTATCAAATCGCATCGGGTTTGCATAACGCTGCGTCCACCAGAGACAGCAGTGACTATCTCGACCTGATCATTGCGACGATGAAGAACTTCGAGAAGCTGACATGGACGGACCTCGTGCCGTCCCTTCAGAAGCACACTGCGATGCCCGAGCTTCTTCGGAAGAAGCGGGTCGAGTTCGGCAGCGGATACGGGCATCAGTTCAACGTCCGCCTGTACAGCAATAATGCAGCCCGCAATGTAAAACTGAACGAGGAAGACAACCCGACGACCGCCGACGTGCTTGACACGGGGCAGGTTGGGTGGCGTCACAGTGAGACGCACTGGGCCATCGAAGAGCGGATCATTGCGATGAACCGTGAACCGGCCCGTCTTGTTGACCTGCTGAAGGTTTCGCGTATCGACGCGATGACCTCGTTGGCAGAGTTGATGGAAGACAACTTCTGGGGCGAGCCTCCGTCAAACTCTGACGAGGTCGTTCCCCTTGGACTCAAGTATTGGATCTCCAAGGACAGTGGGGAAACCGGCGTCACCGGCCCCCCGGCCACGGCTGGCTTCAAGGGCCACTTGCCTGTTTCCGACGCCAACGTGAACGCTGGTCACACCAAGGTCGGCGGTCTTGCTCCTGATGTTGGCGAAGATGATGTCAACGTGAAGAGCAAGTGGCGCAACTGGGTCGGCAAGTACACGAATGTCTCAAAGAGCGACCTCATCCGCAAGATGCGGGAAGCTTCCGTGAAGACGTTCTTCAAGCCGCCCGTCGATGGACCTTTCTCCAACAAGAGTGTTGATCATGCGTACTACACCACGTACGCCGTGATCTCCAAGATGGAAGAAATTCTGGAGTCGCAAAACGATAATCTGGGTAACGATGTTGCGAGCAAGGACGGCCTTGTGCAGTTCCGTCGCAACCCTGTTATCTGGGTTCCGAAAATTGACGATGACATCTACTCTGCTGGCAACAATGTTGATGCCGTGTACGGCGTGAACTGGAACAACTTCAAGCCAGTGTTCCTCCGTGGCGAGTACATGAAGGAATCTAGAGTTTCTCCTCACCCGTTGCATCACCGTACTATTACCCAGTACGTGGACTGCACCTATAACTTCTTCTGTAACGACCGCCGTAGCCAGTTTGTGTTGGCCAAGGGCTAGGAGAAGTACCGTTTCTACGACCCCCCGCTCAAGCCATCGCTGCCATGCGGGGCGGGGGGTCTTTGAGACTGGCAGCATCGAAAGGTTCTGAATTATGGTTATGCCGCACAAGGGACTCACACCTGTAGCAGGACGGCTTTCTCCGGCTGTCTGGGGAAACTTCCCAGTCAAAAGCTGCTTGGCACGTCAGGGTGGCTCGTTCTTCAACTACCACATTGACGACCTAGGGGCCGACGCCTCGCGGACCCCGGCAGAAGACCTCCGCTTCGTGGGCGACGCCTCATCGACGCTGGTGGTCACCGCCGATGGCGGTATGGCTATTACTGCTGCAAGCGGTACCCCAGCCGAGAACGACGGGGCTGGAATTGCCGGTCTGACGAAGATCGACTCCTCCAAGAGGTTCGCCATCGAGGGTTCGTTGAACATCGACAGTATTGCGGACAACGACAACGCCCTGTTCTTGGGTCTTGTCGCAAACCGTACTGCTGATTTCTTGATTGATACGCAGGACGGTGCTGGAGCTATCGCGGCCAGTTCGGTCGGTGCGTACGTCCAGCGTGACAAGAACGGAGACGAAACCGACTCTGACGGCGGCGTGATTGCTGCTGCGGAAATCCTGTTGGCGACCCGTGGTTCTTCTGGGGCCGCCAGAATCAAGAAGTCGGGAAATGTCCTCGTAGCAGGCACGGCAACGAAGATCGGCCTGTTGCACAAGGGCGACGGGTTAGTTCGCCTGTTCGTGAACGACACCTTGGTCCTCAAGGAAGCCCTCCCCACCGACACGGTAGACGGCTACCCGATGGTCGGGGTCAAGGCTCAGGCGACTTCGCCGGTCCTGTCACTCGGCCTGTTCTTCGCAGCAGGAGTTGTTGACTAAAGCCCAAGGGATTCGCCTCCCTTTCAGCCCGTACGGGGTTGGGGTTTCCCGCAACCCCAGCCCCGTACGTTTTTATATAGGGGTCGCAGATGGCAGAGCCTACACTCTCGATGAACTTCGATGAACTGAAGGCTCAGGTGGCATTCCACCTGTACGGGGGGACACTGGACATTGCCGGGAGCGACTCGTCGTTCCATGCGTTGGACCTTGGCGAGAAAGAGGTGGTCAAGTCGGTCGTGCGGTCTGGCCTTCGCCAGTTCTACAACCCGCCGCCGATCCGCCAGCGTAAAGCCCACAAGTGGTCCTTCTTGGACAAGACGGACAACCTTGTCCTGAGTGCGCAGGTCACGGCAGGTACGGTCACGTATCCAGCGATGACCAGCAACCGGAGGGTCTTGTTCTCCACACCACACGGTATCGCCGAAGCCGACGCCCCCAACTACCACATCGAGATAAACGGCATCAGCTATGGAGTTGACTCATACCACGACCCCAGCAACTTGGTTCTGGACGTGGGTGACAACCCCGGCGAGAACAGTTCAACCGCCACAACCTACCGCCTCCACCAAGACAACTACACGCTCCCCGACGACTTCGGTCGCCTGATTGCCCCGCTGACCTACGTCGAGAAGGAGAACGCTTGGTACTCCGTCGGGATCGTGGGCGAGGGCCGGATCAGGGAGCTTCGCCAGCGGGACTACATCGGGACCAACGGATCGAAGCCTCAGGTGGCCGCCATCCGCACGAAGAACAGTGGGATCGAGTCAGGGACCCGCAAGGAGATCATGTTCTGGCCCGCCGTTTCTGGGGCCTACGTCCTGAAGATGCAGTACAGGCAGAGGCCGCAGGACGATCTGGGAGATTCGGACATCCCCTATGGCGGCACTGACCACGCTGAGACTATACTGTACTCCTGCCTAGCAGAGGCAGAGAGGCGGTTGGACGAAACCTCTGGCGTTTACTACCAAAGGTTCATCGAGTCCCTCGCATCCTCAATAGACTTGGACAGCAGGATGAGCGGGGCACAGACACTCGGTTACAATTCTGATAGATCCGATGTAGGATCTGCCATGGGGCGGGAGTACCTGTTTGGGTCCCGTATCCGCCACAAGGACATGGACGGGGCATTCACTGATTAGGGAGATACTGATGGCCGTTACACAAAGATTGCAGGATGCGAGCGGAGTTATTGCGACGGACGAGCTTGGGAACACCCAACTCGCCATTGTCTCCTCGACCCCAGCGGCTGAGGACGGTGCTGGATATGCCAAGGGCTGCATCCTGATCAACTCGGGTGCTTCCGCTCATGGCGACCTGCTGTTTGCAAACATCGGGACGGCTTTGGAAGCAAACTTCAACGTCATTACAGTTGTAGGCGACTAACCGCAAAGGAGCCTAACGATGACGGCTATCCTTAGAGATTCCAGTACGGTCACGGCGGCTGTGAGCAGCGTGCTTGCTGACGCGGAGTCCGTTGACCTGACGGACTTCTCCAGTGCTATCGTTATCTTTCCCGCATCGCCCGCTGTCGGAACAAACGTCAACTTTTACGTGTCCGCAGACAATGTGAACTTCTTCCTCCTCGTGGACAGTGCCGGTGACGCCGTGTTGCTGACTGACCCTAA